AGAATGGTACCAGACGGTGTTTACTTAGATATGGACGGTTTAGCTGAGGTTGATCTTGGTAATGGAACTAATTACAATCCGGCGGAAGCATTAAATATGTATTTCCAAACTGGTTCTATTGTAGGTAGATCAATGACGCAAGACGGTGATATGAATCCAGGTAAAGTACCTATTCAAGAACTTAATAGTTCTAGCGGACTTGGTAAAATACAAGCGCTCATACAAACATATCAGTATTATTTACAAATGATACGTGATGTGACAGGGTTAAACGAAGCAAGAGATGGAAGCACGCAAGATAAGAACTCATTAGTAGGTCTTCAAAAGATGGCAGCTAACGCATCCAATGTAGCAACTAGACATATCAAACAAGCTAGTTTATACCTTACGTTAAAGCTAGCAGAGAATGTGTCTCTTAAAATAGCAGATGCTTTGTATTTTCCATTAACAGCTGAATCACTTAAAAACTCTATATCAACTTTTAATGTTGAAACATTACAACAGGTTGTTGATTTAAACTTGTATGACTTTGGTATATTCTTAGAATTAGAACCAGACGACGAAGAGCAAGCTAAACTAGAACAAAATATTCAAGTTGCATTAGGCCAAGGAGGTATTGACTTAGAAGATGCTATTGATTTAAGACAAATTAAAAATCTTAAACTAGCTAATCAAATGCTTAAAGTAAAACGTAAGCAAAAAGCCATTCAAGATCAAGCTAATCAACAAGCTAACATACAAGCGCAAGCTGCTGCTCAAGCGGAAACCGCAGAGAAAACAGCTATGGCTGAAGTTCAAAAACAAGAAGCTATATCAGGGTCTAAAGTTCAGTACGAGCAAGCTAAATCTCAGATGGAAATAAACAAAATGCAAATAGCAGCTGATTTAGAAAAAATTAAAATGCAGCAAAAGTTTGAATATGATATGCAGCTTAAGCAAATCGAAGTTCAGGCAATGCAGCAAAAAGAAGCAGCTATAGAAGATAGAAAAGATAAACGTAGCAAAATGGAAGCTACACAACAAAGTGAAATGATAAGCCAACGTCAGAACGATAGCTTACCTAAAGACTTTGAAAACGAACCCGATATGGGCATGCAAGCTTTCATGTAGAAAGTAAACAATTATTTAATTATATTATATTATGTCAGAAGTAAAACAAGAGGGCGACTTCAAGATGAAGGCTAAGCCAAAAAAGCCTAAGAACTTAGGTAAAAAAAACGAAATTACAAAGGTTGAATTAAAAGAACCTGTAAAAAAAGTTCAAGAGGAAATTACCAAGGTGGTAATACCTAAAGAAGAAACAAAAACAGAAGATGCCATTCAAGTCGGAGAAACAACGAAGGTTCTTGTGGAAGAACCATCCGGAGATAGCATTAAGGTGGGAGAACAAGTACAAGAGCCCGTCGAAGATGTTAAAGAGTTTACACCAATCAAAGAAGTTGAAGTAGCTAAAGTGGAAGCTGAAGTTAAAGAGGCTTTAAGAGATGAAAAAGTACTGGGCAGGCAATTACCCGAGAACATCGAAAAGCTAGTTAGCTTCATGGAAGAAACTGGTGGAACTATTGAAGACTACACTAGACTAAATGCTGATTACTCTAGCATTAATGAAACAACATTATTAAAAGAGTATTATAAAAAAAATAAACCTTATTTAGACGAGTCAGACGTAGAGCTTCTATTAGAAGACTTTTCTTACGATGAAGAACTAGACGAGGATATAGATATACGCAAAAAGAAACTTGCGTTTAAAGAAGAAGTTGCAAAAGCCAAAGGCTTTTTAGAAGAGACTAAGAGTAAATATTACGACGAGATCAAGTTGAGACCGGGCGTTACTCAGGATCAGCAAAAAGCAATGGACTTTTTCAACCGATACAACAAGCAGCAGGAAGTAGCTGAGCAACAACACGAGCGGTTTCAAGAAAGTACTAAACAACTTTTTAGCGATAATTTCGAAGGTTTCGATATTAAAGTCGGTGATAAAAGTTATAAGTACAATATTCAAAACCGTGATAAAGTTGCAGAAAACCAATCAAACATTAATAACCTTGTCGGGAAGTTCCTAGACTCAGATGGTAATGTTAGTGATGCGAAAGGTTATCATAAAGCTATGTATGCCGCTGACAACGTAGACAAGATTGCCTCTCATTTTTATGAGCAAGGAAAAGCTGACGCAGTAAAGGAAGTTTTAAACAAATCAAAAAATCTAAGTGATACCAAAGCTAGGTCCACTCAAGGTGATGTGTTTGTAAACGGATTTAAAGTTAAAGCGGTAACCGGTCTTGATTCTACAAAATTAAGAATTAAAACAAAAAAATTTAACTAAAAAACTTAAAACATGGCTTTAACACCAGCATTCGGTTCAATTAAACCGAGTCAAAAACAACAATTATTAAGTGATAACTATTTATCATTTAACGGAGGAACTAACCCTGGCGACTCTGACACTTTTGCACAACAGTACTTACCTGAAATCTACGAACAAGAAGTAGAGCGTTACGGAAACAGAACTTTATCTGGATTCTTGCGTATGGTTGGAGCTGAAATGCCAATGAGTTCTGATCAAGTAATTTGGTCTGAACAAAATAGATTACACGTTGCTTACAACGATGTAGATAATGATGGTACTAATACTTTAACTTTCACAGTAGGTGGAGCTGGAGATGCTTTCGTAGAGAATGTAATTTCTAAAGATCAAACTATTGTTATTTTAGATACAAATAACTCTGTAGAGTTAAAAGCTTTAGTAACAGAGTCTAGCCAAGCAGGAGCTCTAGCTACTGTAGAAGTTGCACCTTATACCGCAACTAACACTTCATCTTTGTCTGCTACTGGCCTTAAGATATTTGTATACGGTTCTGAATATGCAAAAGGAAAAAGCATCATTAATTCTACTGGAGCTGCGGATACTACTGGATACAAAACAATTACACCATCTTTCACACAGTACTCTAACTCACCTGTTATCATCAGAAACAAATACGTTGTAAACGGATCTGATATGGCACAAATTGGATGGGTTGAAGTTGCAACTGAAGACGGAACATCTGGATATTTATGGTATTTAAAAGCTGAATCTGAAACTCGTTTACGTTTTGAAGATTACTTAGAAATGTCTGTAGTTGAAGGAGAACTAGCTTCTGCAACTGGTGTTGGATCTGCTGCTGCAGCTGGAGCTAAAGGTACTCAAGGTTTATTTGCTGCTGTAAAAGATAGAGGAAATGTAAACGCAGGATTTACTGCTGCTGCAGGTCTTACTGCTTTTGATGCTATTTTGAAAAACCTAGATACTCAAGGTGCTATTGAAGAAAACATGCTTTTCTTAAATCGCCAAACATCTTTAGATTTTGATGATATGCTAGCTGAGCTTTCTTCTGGAGCACAAGGTGGAACTGCTTACGGATTATTTGAAAACTCTGAAGAAATGGCTTTAAATCTTGGATTTAGTGGTTTCCGTAGAGGATCTTATGATTTCTATAAGACTGACTGGAAATACTTAAACGATGCTTCAACACGTGGTGGATTTGCTACTACTGCTGCAGCTATTGAAGGAGTATTAGTACCAGCTGGAACTTCTACTGTTTACGATCAGATCTTAGGAACTAACATCCGTCGACCATTCTTACACGTACGATACAGAGCTTCACAAGCTGACGATCGTCGTATGAAGTCTTGGTTAACTGGTTCTGCTGGAGGCGCTTACACATCTGATTTAGATGCTATGGAAGTGAACTTCTTGTCAGAAAGATGTTTATGTGTTCAAGCAGCTAACAATTTCGTATTGTTTACTGGAGCATAATATCACAACAATAATAATCCCTGCCTTCGGGCGGGGGTTTTTTATATGACATTAGCCCATTACTATTTATATACTATGGCTATTGTCACAATTTTAAACTATTTAATTATATTATATCATGGCTAAAAAAGCTACAAAAGCAGAAGAAACGATTGAGGTTGCAACTCAAGATGTAGCAGTTAAAACTGCACCACAAAAACCCACAAAACCAACGTGGGAAATTAAAGACAGAAACTATTTTTTAAAAGGTAATAAATCACCTTTAACTTTTACTATACCTTCAAGACATACAATGAAACATTCATTGTTGTACTTTGATGAAGAACAAGGGTCTCAAAGAGAGCTTAGATATGCTACTAATCAAAAATCACCATTCGTAGACGAACAAAAAGGA